AAAAAAATCAAAAAAATGTTCACCTGTTTTGGTTATGTGGAAAAAAATCGTGACGGGGTTTTAAGGAAAGTAAAATATAATAATTAATATGCCGCGAAAACATTGTGTATATAATAAAGCATATGGCTGAGTGGGAAAATTACAACGAAAGCGATGGAGCTACGCTACCAAAATTCTTCAGGAAGTGGATTTTGAGGAATTATGGAGAGGAAACCATGGCTTTGATTGACCGTGGTGGTAAATTTCACGACTGGTTGACATACAAATACCCTAATACCAAGAAACACAACAGGAAGAGTTTCATAAAACTACTCAGGAGGTATAAAATACCAAAAGAGTTGGTAAAAATGATTAATTTCGGGCTGTGGGTCTATGATATATCACCTAATTGCTTAAAAAAAGTATTAAGACGCACTGCACAATAAAATAGTGTATAAAATTGTATGACGTATAAGGATTTTCCAATATATATTGGGTATGGTAACACAGACTTTATTAGTGACTGGGGTTATTATAGGAAATTTATGATTTTTGCGGATAATGTTTCCGTAAGCCATTCTTCGTCATCAACCCCGAACAGAAGATTGGGTTCTGATGTAGACAAGGATGATCAATTCTCTTATACGTCGGATTCTGTTTCTAGTATTTCTATTGGTTTTAATTTTTACTCTAAACCTGTAGACAATACTGAGGGTGAGAATGTTTATGGCTTTTTAATGGACGGTTCTGATTATGAAGGCAACCTAATTGGCAATGCAACTGGTTCTAATTTTTTTCCAATAAGAATTGGGGGTAATATTTACAAGAAGTGTTATATCCAGGATTACACAGTTAATGTTTCTGCTTTTGAAGCTGTAAAAGCTACGGTAAACTTTAAGTGTTACGATCCGCCAGAGACGGATGGCACAAAATCAGACAGAGGAGTCAACTTTGAGGATTACAACGATGCAATGAGCGGAAGGTCTTTGATTACCGCTAATACTTGTGATTTGATTGGTCTTTATAATAATGTTGTTTCTGCTGATGTTGTTCCTAGTATATCATTTTCTAAAAAATACTCGAGAACGCCTGTTTATACATTGGGGAGCATTAAGCCTACTGATTTCCTTATGGATGCTGTGGAATCTCAGATGAAGATAAATTCTACAGGCTTGAGTAACTTTTCTAATTATAGTGGCATAAAGATTGAGGACACTGTAGCTTTAGACATAAAGGATATTGACGGTAATGAGATATTGCCTCAGTATTTTGGCGGCTTTGAATTAGCTTGCCATAGCGGAGCTAAGGTCAATGCTTATGATTATAATATTCAGGGTGGAGACACTATAAAGACCAGTGCAACTATTAGTGAAGTTATATTTTAATCCAAAAAATTGACAACAATTATTGCTCAGGTGTAATATATAGTATCAGTCAGTAAAGAATTCACGTTCAAGCTGCGTAAGCTGGAAAATATAAAAAAAGTTTTCATAACTCTCTGATTTTTTTTGAAAAATGTCGATTTTAACGTATACTTAGATATATGAACCATATGTTTTGCACAGAATGCGGTCACAAAATGGGCTACTCGTTAGCCAAGCCAAATTTTTGCTCTAAGTGCGGTGCTGGGACGGGATCTGTGACTAAAAGCAGCTTATCTAAGCCTAAAAACAGCTTACTTGGCAGGAGAAGCCAGTCAGATTTTATCGAGGAGGAGTCATTAGCTGAAGACGAGACTTCTATTGATTACGTGCCAGACATTAGCCGTCTTGATTGCGACATTGAGCAGTATGACGAAAACATATTTACACTTGGGTCTTTAGCTGGAAAAGAAGACAGGAAGCCAAGAGTCAGAAATAGAGGTTCTAAAAACTTAGAAGACTTTATTAATGACAAACGAAAGTAAGAAAAGATTTGAGGATTATATAGATGTTATAGAGGTAGCGATCAGAAAGCAGCGAAGCCGCTGGAGATTAGATTGCATATCTTGGTTTGACTTTGAGGATGTCGAGCAGGTTATTAAGCTACACATTTATAATAAGTGGCATATGTGGGACCAGAAGCGTCCTCTTGAGCCTTGGATTAATATTATAGTAACTAATCAGATAAGAAACCTGGTTAGGAATCATTATGGTAATTATATTAAGCCATGCGCTAATTGCGAGTTTAATATGGGGGATGAGGCGTGTTCATATACTCCTAGTAAGTCACAAAACTCTGAGTGTAGCAAGTATGCTAAGTGGGCGAAGACTAAAAAGGCGGCATTTGATTTAAAGATAGCTGTTCCTTCTGAAAACCATCTTCATGAGATGAGTTATGATCCTGAGAATGAGATGTGTTTTAATTCGTGCATTGAGAAACTTAACCACTACATGAGCCTTTCATTAAGTGAGACTCACTACAAGGCATATACTATGTTGTTTTTTGAGGAGGCATCAGAAGAGGATGTGGCTAAGATGATGGGTTACAAAACAAACGAGAAAAAAAGAAAAGCAGGATACAGACAGGTGAAGAACCTGAAGAAGATGTTTCAGCAGAAAGCTACTGATATAATCAAGCAGCATGACATAATAATTAACGATAATGATTGAATATGAAGCTAACAAAAGAACAAGAAGACTTCTTAATTAAAAATTATAAGAAAGTAACGGATTTAAATATTTTAACGAAAAGATGTTTTGAGGATGACAGTCTAGACGGCAGAAACAAGGAGGGGAAGCTCGTTGCCGCGTTTCTAGTTGAGAAAGGCTTGAATTATAAGACCACCAAGCCCAAAAAATGTGAAAAAATAGAATTTACCGATCAACAAAGTCAATTTATACTGGATCAGGCTAAAGATGGTTTATCTTCGTTGGCTATAGCCAAACTTGTGTTCCCTCAAAAGAACGTAACTGCGCTCAGTAATGAGCAAAGGACTGTATTGAGTCATATACAAGAGGTTAACCCCGATTACTTGCCTAGTCAGGACAGTGGGGCTTTGGATTCTTACGTTGCCCCGAAAGCTCCTAGCAGAATCATTAAAAAGATCAACGATGCTACTGGTAATAACTTTGATGATTCAAAATTAAACAGGCAATATCAAATTTGTGTCGAAAGGTTGGGCATTCACTTAGGGAACTCACGTTTTCTTAAGATAATGAATAATTACTTAGACAAAAGTGACAGAGAGTTGTTCGAGCAAGAGTTTATCCGTCTGACATGGGACAAGCCAGACCTAACGGCTGACGAGATCAACCTTTACCTCAACGTATGTAAGGAAATCATCAACTTGGAGGTTGTTAGTAAGCATTTGAACAAGCTTAACGACATGTTTGACGTTGCTGACGACCAAACAGAGATGTCTGTACGACTCGCCGAGATTATTAAGGCTAAAAGTTCTGAATATCACCAGTGCGAGAACAGGATCGAGAATCTTACTAAAAAGCTACAGGGTGATAGGTCAACAAGAATGCAAAATAAGAAGCAAGACAACGCCTCGATTTTATCTATCGTTCAGCTCTTCCAAGAGAAAGAGGAAAGAGACAACATGGTGAGGATGGCAGAGATGCAAAAGCTTACTGCCAAGAAAGAGGCAGAAAGGCTTGAAGGCATGGCTGAATGGAAAGCTAGAGTATTAGGAATAAGTCAAGACGATGTCATTTAAATGCAAAGAATGCGGCGAAGACTTTGAGAGTCTCAGAAGCCTACACGCGCACATAAAGAAACACAAAATGTTTCTCGGCGATTACTATGTAAAGCACTTCGCTAGGAAGAATAAGCTTACTGGCGATCTTTTGCCATTTAAAAACTACGACGACTACTTTTCTAAGGACTTCTCTCAACCCCATCAACTGATGGAGTGGTGCAATACCGCAGATAGCAAAGAAGTTAAGCAATATATTGGGGAATTACTCAAGAAGAGGGTCTCTGACAAAGGGCTGAAGTATGGTCCAACGGAGTTGGAGCTACTGACGTCAGGATTGCCGTCAATCGAGGTCTACAAAAAGTATTTTGGCAGCTACACTGCGGTTTGTGAACTGTGTGGTGTAGAACCTTTGTTGAATAAGAATTTGCCAAAAGGATTTTTTAATGATTATTCCAATGTTAAGATATTAATTGACACTAGAGAACAGCAACCTTTAAAATTTAAAAACTCTGAGAAATACAAGTCAGATGTCGGCGATTATTCTGTTGAATCTTCTGATTATGATTATACCCATGTAGATAGGAAGTCATTTGGTGATTTCTGTGGCACTACGACAGTTGGTTACTCAAGATTTTGCAAAGAGCTTGATCGAAACAGGAGTCTTGGCTGTTATATGTTCGTCGTTGTGGAAGTGGCGCTAGAAGACATGGAGTCTAATAATAAAAAAAGCTACAAAAAGTATAAACTAGACTATGTTTTTCATAATATGAGAAAAATACAAAAAGAATACAGTGACTGTTGTCAGTTTGTGTTTTCGGGGTCTAGAGAAATGAGTGAATTACTTATACCTAAGATTTTAGTTATGGGTAAGCAATTATGGAAGACTGACATAAATTATTTTTGGTCTAAATATTTAAAAGAAAAATGAGTTGGGAAAAAGGCATACAAGAATCTAGAAATAGGTTCCCAGATATCAACAAAGAGATTTTGGAGATAGAGGGATACATAGAGGAAGAGGAAGCAAAATTATTGCTTTATAAATTCCTGAGGCAAAACCCGTCATTTGCTGCAGAGTTCATTACAGGTGTAAAATTGTTCCCTTTCCAGCATATGTCCATAAAGGCGATGATGGAGACCGATTACTTTTTGGGGATATGGAGTCGTGGAATGTCTAAAAGCTTCTCTACGGCTGTTTTTGCGCTATTAGACGCTATTTTAAACCAAGGTGTTCATATTGGAATCATATCTAAGTCTTTTCGTCAGTCTAAAATGATATTTAGCAAGATGGAAGAGATAGCTCAGAGTCCTAAGGCTGAGTTTCTTTCTCAGTGTATAACGAGAGTGTCAAAAGCTAATGACCAATGGGTGATGGAAATCGGAAGAAGTAAAATTACTGCTTTGCCTCTTGGCGATGGAGAAAAGCTTCGTGGTTTCCGTTTTGAGAGGATGATTATTGATGAGCTTCTGTTGATGCCTGAGAAGGTTTTGAATGAGGTTATTATGCCGTTCCTTTCTGTTATTAAAAACCCTACTGAGAGGCAAGAGATTTATGATGTCGAAACAGAGATGATAAAACAGGGCAAGATGAAGGAGGAGGATAGACATAAGTGGGCTAACAACAAAATTATTGGTTTGTCTTCCGCGTCTTACAGGTTTGAGCATCTGTATAAGATGTATTGTCAATATGAAGCATTGATTCTTAATGAGAACGAGCAAGATAAGGCTCATAGAACTATAATGCATTTTAGTTATGATTGTGCGCCTCCTCAACTTTATGATCAGAACCTTATTGATCAAGCAAAAGCGACAATGAGTCAATCTCAGTTTGACCGAGAGTTTATGGCTGTATTTACTGATGATAGTTCTGGTTATTTTAAAGTGAGCAAAATGGCGGCTTGTACTCTTCCAGATGGTGATGGTCAATGTGTTGAGGTTAAGGGTCATCCTTCTGATGAATACATACTTGGATTTGACCCCTCTTGGTCTGAGAGTGACAGTTCTGACGATTTTGCAATATTGCTTATCAAGATAAACAAGGAAACAAAAAAGGGTACAATAGTTCATAGTTATGCCCTTTCAGGATCTAATCTAAAGACTCATATAAATTATATGGCTTATGTCATAGAAAACTTTAACATTGTTGCGGTAGTAGGTGACTACAATGGAGGTGTTCAGTTTTTGAACTCATGTAATGAGAGTAGTATATTTAAAGATAAAAAAATAAAATTAAATCTCATAGACGCCGATTTAGATAATCACCAGGAATACGACAAGGGTTTAAGATCTTTGAAAAGACAGTATAACAAAGATAATAGAACTTACGTATACTTAAGGAAACCTAGTTCAAAGTGGATACGTTATGCTAATGAGCTTCTGCAAGCATCTTTCGACCACAAAAGAATATTTTTTGCTGGTGCTGCGATGGACGATGACTACAACACCCAAAGAAAAACAAATATCCCTATCAAGAACCTTAAGTTCATCAACAACTATAACGAGTCCTCTGAAGCCTCTAAGATGATTGATTTTGTCGAGCATCAAAAAGATATGATGGATTTAATAAAGGTGCAATGCGCTATGGTTCAAGTCACAACGTCTACTCAGGGAACTCAAAGTTTTGATCTACCTTTGAACTTAAGAAAGCAAAGAGGTGCTGATAAAGCCAGAAAAGACTCCTATTCAGCTTTGATTTTAGCTAACTGGATGATGAATGTTTACTATGATATGACAGACGACAAAATAGAAACTAACCAAGGTACATTCACCCCAATGTTCATAGATTAAATTTTAGTGTATAAAATATTATGCCTTTACCAACACCAAACGACAAAGAAAAAAGAAGCGATTTTGTTTCTAGATGCGCCTCTTCGGAGGTTGTTAAAAATGACTTTAAAAGCCAAGACCAAAGAGTGGCTGTTTGTTACAGTCAATATGAAAAAGCAAAGAAGAAGTCTAAGGCTACAGTTGAATTCGGAGACGACGAGATGATTCTCATGCACTCAAACCAAGATTACGATCATCAAATGACCATTTCGAAAGAGTCTATGGAAGAGCTTCATGAGAAAGGCGAAACTTATATAACCCAAACAGACGGAGATAGGAAAATGGTTATAAAAGTTAACTACAAAAAATAATTGTTGACTTTGCAAAGTTAAAGTTAAACTTTTGACTTTTCGGTGTATAATAGGTTATGGCGAAGAGAAAGTATAACAAGAAATCGGACTACTGGAAAAAGTTCGATGAAAAATCACAACAAAGCCCAGTAGTAAGTCAAGACGAGTTTTCTCCAGATATTGTAGGGGACCCTTTTTACGTTTCATCCGCATCTTACACTGGCACATCTAAAGCATCTTATTCAAGGAAGTCTAATGTCGGCGCACCTGCGACAAGAGCGAACAGGGCGGCATTTGAAAGCACTATTGACAGATTCTCTAGCATAAGAAGAGGTCTCCTCCCTTATAAGTTTTCAGCTGACGGCATTAACGTGCGTGAAGCTATCGAGCTTTGTCAAAAAGCTTACGCGAACGTTTCTGTATTTCGAAACGCTGTCGATATCATGTCTGAGTTCGCTAATACCGAATTATTTTTAGATGGCGGTACTAAAAAGAGCAGGGACTTTTTCAATGAGTGGTTCAAGAAGATTAACCTTACAAATTTAAAAGATCAATACTTTAGAGAATACTATAGAAGTGGAAACATCTTCATGTATCGTCTAGACGGCAAATTCAAAGCTGACGATTTCGTAAAACTTATTAACTCTGTAGCTCCTAAGAACGGGGTAAAGAATAAGGTTCCTATCAGATATATACTTCTGAACCCTTATGACATAGTAGCTAAAAAATCATCGACTTTCCAAACAGGAAACTATGAGAAGATACTTTCTGAGTATGAAATGGCTAGACTTAGAAACCCATCCACGGAAGAAGACCAGGAAATTTTTGACTCTCTACCCAAGAAGGTTCAAGAGGAAATCAAGAGTGGACAATACTCAATGGACGGTCTTAATATCGAGTTAGCCCCAGATAGAATATCCCACTCCTTCTACAAGAAGCAAGACTACGAGCCTTTTGCAATCCCATTTGGTTATGCTGTCCTTGAGGACATCAACGCCAAGCTTGAGCTTAAGAAAATGGATCAGGCTATAACAAGAACTGTAGAGAATGTTATTCTACTCATTACCATGGGCGCTGAACCTGATAAAGGAGGAATAAATGCTCAAAACTTAAATGCGATGCAAAACCTTTTCAAAAATGAAAGTGTTGGTCGTGTTCTTGTGTCAGACTATACCACAAAAGCTGACTTCGTTATTCCTGATCTTAACAGAGTTCTAGGTTCTGAAAAATACAAAGTATTGAATGAAGATATTAAACAAGGTCTTCAGAATGTCGTTGTTGGTGAAGAAAAGTACGGAGCAACTCAGGTTAAAGCTCAGATATTTATTGATAGATTGAAGGAGGCTAGAAATGCTTTCTTGTCAGACTTTCTGCAAAAAGAAATCAAAAGGGTTGCTGTCGAATTAGGTTTCAGATCTTACCCTACTGCAGTATTTAAAGATATTGACATGAGAGACGAAACTCAGCTGATGAGAGTAGCTACAAGGCTAATGGAGCTTGGTGTTATTACTCCTCAACAAGGCATGGAGATGTTCCATACTGGTAAGTTTCCTAAGGTCGAAGAAATTAGACCAGCGCAAGATAAGTTTGTCGAGGAGAGAGAAAAGGGTTATTACAACCCTATAGTCGGAGGTGTCCCAATGATGGAGAGCGCCGAAAAAGAGAACAGTGGTCCAAAAGGAGAAGCTGGAAGACCAGAAGGAACAGACGAAGCTCCTCAGGTTAATTCAGAAGCTAGTTACTCAAGAAAAGAAATCGAAAGAACCATTGCTGAACTTGAGACCGCAAGGGCTTCTATAAAGACATTGATGCGTGATAAGTTAAACATCAAAAGGTTCACTAAGAAGAATGAAAAAATGCTAGATAGCTTGTGCGAAGCTATTGTGTGTTCTACTGACATTGAAAATTGGACACAAAAAGCTCTTTCCTGTGTATCTAACCATGAGGAAATACAAAATTTAGACGTTATGCCTGGTATTTTAGAAATAGCAGCGAAGCACGAACTAGATAACTACTCAGCCGCAATACTATACCACAGTAATGAAAAATAAAAAAATGCAGTCCGAAGCTAGCGAGATAGATTATAAATATACAACGACTTTTGAAGCTCAAATATCTCCATGCGAGGTTAGCGAAGCTTTTATTTCAGAAGCGTCACTACAAAACCTAGAGAGCTTAGTTCCAAAGGGTATAGATTTTGAAAGCAACATAGACCTAATGGGAGTTGCGTTTAATGCAGCAGTAGTAAACACATTTAACAAAAACGGGGACGGTATTGATTCAGAAACAGCCGTAGCTTACACCAAGAACTTTTTACATAAGCCTACCAACATAGAGCATGATAAAGAGAAAATCGTAGGGCATATTGCTACTGCGGGTTGGAGTGAATACGGATCTAGCAGAATACTCTCTGAGTCTGAAGCTAAAAATCAAAAGGACCCATTCAATATTGCACTTGGTGCAGTTGTATACAAAGCCGCGAATACAATGTTCGCAGAAGCTTTAGAAAAATCAGTAGATGAGGAGAATCCTTATCGTCACTCTATATCAACAAGTTGGGAGGTTGGATTCTCAGAATTCGTCCTTGCTGTTGGTAGCGACAAACTAAGTGAAGCCAGAATCATTTCAGATCCAGAAGAGATGGAAGAAATGGTTGGATGCCTAAAAGCCTACGGAGGTTGTGGCAAAAATGACAAGGGGGAAACCGTCAATAGGCTTATAAAAGGAAAAATTTATCCCCTAGGTATAGGATATACCACCAATCCAGCAGCAGATGTTAAAGGCGTCTACATGCGGAATGACAAGAAAGATCCTGTAACTATAAGAGATAAAAGAGATAAAAATATTTCACAAAGCAAAAAAACTAATGTAAACCTTAAAAAGAATAATTCTATGGAACTTGAAAACGTTATTTCCGAACTGAAGGATCTTCTCACCGAAAAGAAGTTCTCGCAAGAAAGCATCGCTTCTATGACCAGCACCTTTACGGACGCTATCAAAGAAAAAGATGAACTCTTCCGCGACGAACTTAAGAAGTCAGAAGAAGAGAAAGAGGCTGTCGCCCAAGAACATGCAGAACTTAAGTCTTCTATTGAAGAGTTAAAAGCAAAGTTTGACGATGCCCAGAACAAAATCGCAGAACACGAAGCCGAGAAGAAGGCTGAGGAAGCCGTTGCTCGTTTCAATGAGCGTATGGATGTTCTCGACCAAAAATTTGACCTTGAAGACGAAGATCGCCAGTTTTTGGCATCCGAGCTTAAGTCTGTTGAAGAAACTGAAGAGGCATTTGCATCTTTCCAAGACAAAATGGATGTTGTCTGGAAGCACAAGAGCAAAGAAGCTAAAGCTGAGTTCGACAAGCAGATCGAAGCACGTATTCAGGAAGAAGTCGAAAAAAGACTTACTAAAACTACAGACGTTGTAGAAGAAGTTGCTGAGAAGAC